ATCGGTTGCCGTGGAGGATACACCGTCTGTGCACGAGGCGCCTCCTTCCGAAACCCATTCCGAAACCCATTCCGAAACCCATTCCGAAACTCACTCCGAAACTCACTCCGAACCTCCACCCATCGAAGAGGTGGCAGCCCCCTCTGCTCCATCCGAATCGTGGTGGAATTCCATTACCACCTGGTGGACCTCTCCCTTTATCATGGGTGTGGTGGTAGGCATCGCTGCAGCCTATACCATTCGTTCCCGCAAATCATTTTGATGCATTCTCCTCTATGGGACAAATGAATGAGAATGAAAGGAATCTAAACCAAATGACGCTACTTGTACTAACTATGGATACGACTCCCATGATTGTGACGGGACCACCTGGCTGTGGAAAAAGCCATTGGATTCAACAATATGCACAACAGATTGGAAAACAATTGTTTGTCTGTCCTTGTCGCAAAGACCGAACGCTTCGAGACGGACGCCAAAAATTACATGTATGGGCACGGCGTACAGAACCCTCCATTTTGTGGCTCGAAGGCGCCGATGATTTGACACCCGAAGCCCAGGCATTTTTACGCCGTATTTTGGAAACTCATGCGGCACAAGTCCTCTTTATATTAGAATGCCGCGATGCGGGACGACTTCAAGAACCCATTCGTTCTCGATGTCGAATTAAAAAACATGGAATGCCTTCCCGCGAGGAATTGATGATGTATTTAACTCCTCGTTCGTCCACGGAGAAGGCTCTTGAAATTCTACAGTATTTACATTCGAATGAACAAACGTATCGACGAATTCAACAGTGTCTTTATTTACAACAATACCATCCAGAACAATGGAGCCATGTTCTGGCTCATCGGATACAAGAACAAAAAGAATGTGCACACCCTTCTGCTGAAAAACTGATACACTATCTTCAAGAAGGATATCATCCTGACGCCTTTCTGCATCCTATGTTACAGGACAAACGAATCATAAAAGACTACGGTACATGTTTGGAAGTGGCAGGGTCGCTCTGGGCACTATTGGGAGACATCTTGGAACGCCGCGCGTTCGATTGCGACGCGACAACAACCGCGCCGAAAGAAGAATGAGTCGTGATTCGGTCCTTTCCGTGTATTCCGATGCACGCGCCGAATATACCAAACAGTTATCGGTCTTTTTGGTACCTTCGTATTTTCAATTCTATATTGAATTACTGGAAAAAGCAAAGCACACGATGATTCAGGAGCCCAGACGAGCCCTCTGGCAATTTCAGAATTTATTAAATGAAATTCATGACTGGAACATGGAAAAAGTCAATCAAGAGATTCAAACCATTCATACCAATTCCGGTTGTGATTACTTAGAGGATTTATTGACTGCGGTATTCATTGCTCATACCAAAGTACTGACCGCCATTCGATTGTCTTCCAATAAAAATAAAGTGGAAATCAATGTTCCCAAGGTGGAACACTTTTTGTTTAAAGCACTGTGCGAAACCTCGAAATTGCTCTGGAGTTCCACCTATTTGTTTCGAGAAGGAATTTCTGGAATTGAAAAGCAACAAAATTATCGAACCATCGAAGGACTCTTGCATGAAGGCATTCTGCAAGCCATTCGCGCCATGGTTCCTGTCAAATCCATCTTGAAAGATTTTGTTCATCATGATTCGGATGAAACCAAGGATGACAGTGATGAAGAGGAACCCAAAGAGGCACCCCTTGAACCCACCATGCCATCGGCTCCCTTGTCCGCCACTCCGTTGGCGGCTCCGATGGCAGTCCCTATGGTGGCAGTGGAAACTCCCTTGTCCGCAACTCCGTTGTTGGCGGAAGCACCTTTGGTGGCAGCGGAAGCTCCCTTAGTGGCAGTGGAAGAGCCTTCGTTTCCGGTACCCGAACCTACCCCCACCATTGTGTTAGATGATAAGCCTACGGTTCGATTTGGATTATTTGATGCGGTATTTGATTCCGAACAACCTGAGGAATCAGGCATGGTGGATGCAGCAGAAGAGGCAGAGGACGAACCCCCCTCTAGCGAGGACGGACCGGTTCTTCAAATCATCGAAGAGGATGGCATTCCCCTTGCGGAGGAGGATGGATTGGAATCTTTGGACCCTTTTTCGGCCTCCGAAGACATCGGTGCAGAGGACTATGAAGAATTGTAACTCCGCGCGGAGAAGACCTGCGTGTTTTTCTCGCACGAACTGAAAAGAATGCCTGCCTGGTTCCCATGGATGATTGTGGGCGGAATCATCTTTATCCTATTGAGTTTCATTGGTGCAAAATACAAGGAAAAAGAGTATCGAACCATTCAGTTCGCACAGGATTTCATTAGTGGTTCCATTTTGATTGCCTTTACCGGTCTGTTGATTCCGGATGTGTTTCCTGTGTTGGAGTGGCCTTCTGCCTTTCCCCTTTCCGTGGCCGATGAAATGGACTTACAAGTCGGCCCTCCCCGATTGGCAGGAAGATAAATTTATCGCATGAAGGTATAGACATGCCGACGACCATCTATGATGCTTCGCAAATTACGTATCGTCGCCGAAATAAAGCAGAGGCGGGTGATTTTACCACTCGTATCCAGAATTTGACTTATCAGCCGCAATCTACGACGGGATATGCACCTCGTCTGGGAATCTATGACCAGTCCATTATCAATCAAGTGAAGCGTGGAAACATGGTGTATTATCGTAAAGGGGACGGTGGTCTGGTAACCGTAAACAATGGGTGCCCTTGTGCCGCGCTTCCATTGAATGGATGCACAACCAATTAGACTGTTTCATCTGAGTATGGAATCCATACCATCATGAACCGATTACATGCCTAATTGATATACCGTCTCCTCTCTTGGAACGGCCTCTTTCCATATGAAGGATTGAAAGACGGGTCGGTGCAATTGGTCTTTGGGTACGGCACCATGCACTTCTTTCGCAATTCGAATGTACAGCTCGAATCCTTCGTACTTTTCTTCTCCCTCTTCCGTTTCGTATACCGTATGACCGGCATCATTAATGGTCCAACTCCACAGCAAATTATACAGAGGAGATTTCGTTTCATATACCTTCCATCCATTCTCCTCGCTCATCACGGATACCGCCCCTTTCTTCTTCGAGGGTGGCTCATCAAATAGACCATCCAATAAACTGACCGCAAGACGGCAGAGGTCAAAGGAAGGATTGGGAAATACCTTGGGCTGGCTTGGATTAAAAAAGGGTCCAAAATTGTATTGGTCTCCTGCATCTTGGTCCGGCCAATGGTCGTCCGACACCCACAACCGACGCCCCAATCGAAAAATGGAACGGCCAAAATCAATAATGGTCATGATTTTTCCATAGGTAGGAACGCGCCATCGGCTTCCGTCCTGCATTTCATAATACAAATAGGGTTTATCCGTTTTTCTCCAAAGAATATTATTGGAATGCAAATCATTGTGTGTAAAACAGATGGCGCGTTGAAGAAAGGTAAGTGCGGCAACCACTTGGAACAACCATGCCATCCAGCGTGCCTCCCATTCGGGCGTATTTCGTTTGTGTCCGTCCAATTCATCTTCATCCAATAAATGGTCCATGACTCCGTCTTGCGCCTCTTGTGCAATTAAAATGACAGGCATATTGGGAAGTTCCAAACAAATGTCCAACGGAATCTCTTCACTCATGTCATCGGATGATTCGGACTCCGAATCGGCAACAGAAGAGGGGGAACGGTCGGTGTGCTTGAGGGAAGTGCGTGTAATGCGATGATGGAGTTTCATCATGTCTGTCGTATTTTCTGCATGCTCTTCCAGTGTATCAAACGTCACGGAGGTCACCGACTCCACATCACTGTCCTCTTTCTCGTCCAGCGGCTCCAACTCGATTTCCGAATCACTCTCTTCTTCAAAGGGACAGGTTGTGATTTCTCGATAGAATTCTTCCATGTCTTCGGGTGACACCCCGTCTTGTAGAACCGTCAGCTTGGCGCCATGGGTTTCCATGCCTTTCCAAAACCATCGGCATTGGCGATACGTATCGTATTCTTGTGTAATGTTGTACTGATATGACTCACTAATACCCGTGTAGGAGCCATAATATAAAATACAGTGGGGCGTGAGATTCAATTCACGAAATCGGCTCAACACAAAATTCGCAACGGCATCCACATACGCTTGATTGTTGTGAGAATGCAATTTCAATAGTGTCGACTTCCATGTTTTTTCTCGTTGCGGAAGAAGTGGATGTTCGGGACAAATGTATTTTTCTTTGATGATGTCAATCGGGTTCAATAAATGAATCGTCTTCACAAAGACTTCACATGGCTCGGGGTCGACCGGGTCCGAGGAGGCCGATGAAACCGGCATGCGGAGTGCGCTCCATCGTTTGGAATGCGCCGCATCAGAGGAAATCCATTGAATGATTTGATAATGGCTAGGAAGTTCCATGTTTTTATGGGATAAAGGGGATTCTGGAATGGTAAAGTGGTCCAGTGCAGGAAAGTACCGTTGTAAATGCGCATAATGGGAAAAGGTAGTTCGCTCCTGCTCCGTGAGGTCACGGCTTCGACAAGGTTGTTCCAGCAAGGTCTTGCGAATGGCTTTCATCTCTTTGATTGACAGACTTCTCCACGCGGCCGACAAGCGCGCGGACAAATCTGTAGGTTAGTATAGACTCAATATGGCAGCACAAGGTGGAGTAAATGTGAATCTCCGGAAGTTCGCCATGAAATCCATTCCACAAGATGCGGTGGCCGTATTCATTGGCCGACGTCGTACCGGTAAGTCCACTCTTGTTCGTGATTTGTTATTTCATCATCAAGATTTGCCCATGGGATGCGTGATTTCCGGAACGGAAGAGTCAAACGGATTTTTTAAGAAAATTGTTCCTCCCATGTTCATTCATGGCGAATACAATCCCGTGATTCTGGCAAACTTTGTAAAACGCCAAAAATTGGTCATGCAACGGATTCAGCAGGATTTGGAAAAGGGCATCAAATCGAACATCGACCCGCGAGCCTTTTTGATTCTGGACGATTGCATGTATGATGATTCGTGGACCCATGATAAGAACATTCGCTATTTGTTTATGAATGGTCGTTGGCTCAAAGTATTTTTTATTATCACCATGCAGTTTCCCCTTGGAATTCAACCGGCTCTTCGTACCAATGTCGACTATGTCTTTATCTTGCGTGAACCCTACATGAACAATCGTAAACGTCTATTTGAAAACTATGGGTCTGCTTTTCCCTCCTTTGAATTCTTTTGTCAAATGATGGACCAATGTACACAAAACTATGAATGTCTGGTGATTAATAATAATACCCAGAGTAACAAGTTAGAAGATACCATTTTTTGGTATAAGGCGGAAGTGCACGGAGACTTCAAAATGGGCGCTCCCGAATTATGGCGTCAATCCGAGATGATGGCGCGTATCAAAGAAGAAGAGGACGTCAATCAATTTGACCCTCGTTCGTCCGCAAAATTACGTGGCCCTGCCATCAATGTTCAAAAGAGATTCTAAGCTACAACAAGAATGAAACTCCATATCGGTCGCATCCTTCTTGTTATTGTCGTATTCGTATTTCTCATTGTACTGGCAAGGGCGATGCATCAGACAGTGTCTTCCATGGAATCTTTTCCGAAGGTGCAGCGATGCGGTGTAGGATTACCCTCGTGTTCAGGCAAAGCGGTACGGTGCATCAATGGATACTGTCGGTCCGATGCGCCATCTTCGTATCCTCTCTCCGACCTTCCACTGACTCCCTCCACCCGTTACTGAAATCACAATAAAACCTTTGCCATTGCTAGAATATGGCACACCCTAAAGCAATGGGATTGGGCGCAATGCTCCTTCTCTTGATTCTCGCTGTCGTTTTTTTGCCGATGCTCGTCCGTTTGATTGACCGTTCCGAATCTCGTATCATTTCAGGATTTCAAGATGCGGCTCCCACCGCATCGGTGTCTCATGAGGCCGTGCGGGTTCCGCCAGGCGCCACGACCTCCATGGCCAGCATGTACCGACCCGATTCCAATACGGACTATCTATGCCGTTCTCCCCATGGAAGTGGTCAACCCTGCCCCGAAGGCACCTATTGTGACGGTGTGACACAGAGCTGTGTTCCCATTTATGTGGGTGGTGCCGTTCCGGATACGGGATATTTTTCGTAAGGTCACCCAATCGGATAGACGATGGATTTACCTTTTCCGAACCAAAATACAAGTTCGGTAAAGGTACTGATACGATTTCCAATAAAAAAAGGGCATCGTGCCAATACCAATACTTTAATGATGGCATACTGAATCGGATTCCAGTGAGCCTTCCGTTCAAGAATGAGAACCTCTTTGTTTTGTTCTCTCAACCATTCCAAATAGGGCTCCAAAAACAGGGAATTGTCAATGGACAATACGACGGTGGTACAATCGGGATGCAGGTCACCTACTTTTTTGATGGCATCTCGATACCAGCTAAATTCATAGGGTCGATGAACTCCCTGTTCATGGGAAGCTTTCCAGGTACGAATGGATACGCCCAATGAGGTAGAAGGAATTCGATGTGCCCACTGTTCCACTTCATGATAGACCATGTCGGTAAATTGAATTTGGTCGATGACACGAAACAGTCGCTGCTGCACCTTCGGACTAATCTTAGACAGGTCGTAATTCCAATCAATTCGTTTGGAAAAGGAAAAGAAATGATGAAAACGAGGGTTCTCTAATCCTCCGATGTACCATTCTTCTGTAGGCAGGTCCATTTGATGGTCTTCTTCATCCTTCAGAATCAATAATCGGCAGGTGTAGACCTTTTCCAGTTCTTTGGTTGTGCCCGAATAAATAAATCGCTTATCGAGAATGGTGTCGTACGTTCCATAGATATAGTCAGGATAGCATTGAATGACAGTGTCCGAATGAACACTCAGTGCGGAAATCAGGCATTTGAAAATATTTCCAATACCCAGTTTACTAATTTGATAATCTTTAATGATAAACTGAATGTGTTCCATGATAGAGAATGGTGATGGATGGGTTTAAATTCATGATGAGGGGGCTTCTGAAGCAGCAGCCGAGGCAGAGGCATCCGACGCAGAGGCATCCGACGCAGGGGTCACTACCACATTCTGCGAGGCGGCCGCCTTACGTTGAAGTGCCAAATCCCCTTGACCACCGAACATGGAGTCAAAGGAAGTACCTGCCGAGGAGGTCGGCGCACCCACAATTTGCTTGGCTCCTTTGGTACGCTCTTCAAAGAATTGCTCACGGGAATCCTCATTTTCCTTGTATTTCTTCATCAATGTATTCAACTGTTCATTGTTGTACTCTTGGTCCTTGACTTCATGTGGATTCGGGTCCCACGGTGTCCATTTGCCCATTTCGGCCATGAAGATATTATGATATTTATCTTTGGATTGCAACTTCTTGGCTTTCAATTCCGCCTCTTTCGGATTGCCAAACACACCACGGACCTTCACACCACGAATGGAGGTACGGAACTCATTCAGGGCATAGAAATCCTCCTCCAACTTGCTTTTATGGGCATACATGAAATCCTCATAGGCCTCTCGAAGGGTCGTCTGATTCAATTCCGTCTTATTTTTTTGAATAAATTCTTGATACGGAGTCATGACATCGTCCATTCGAATCCGATTCTTACGGCAAATCTCCGCCGCATCGTATTGGTCCTTCTTTTCCAATTCTTTGGCATGATTCTCCAAATCGGTATTGATATGGGTTACGGTTTGTACCAGAAACTTCTCTAGATTTTTCACCTTCCAATCCACCTCATACGCATGCAGAAACTTCTGAAAGAAGAAGAGCTCCTTTTTATCCAGAACTTTCTCCGGACTGAGAAAACTCAGTAGCACATAGCGCTGACCTGGAATCTCGGTGTCCTCGTCCAAAAAATCTTCGATTACGGTGTTGGCGCTCATCTCTATCGATGGTCTACCCGATATGCTTTAAACTCGTAGCAAGTCGTTTATCCTCCCCCGATGCGCGCTCCTTTTTTCTAAGAGGTAAATATAAGCATCATGCAAGGTTACGGTTTTGCTGAGATTGTGAATCGCATCATCAAGTATTTGATTGAAGGTCTTGTTATTGCGGCGGCGGCCATTTTTATCCCGAAGCGCGCCTTGCCGCTCGATGAGGTTGCCACCCTTGCGGTTCTCGCCGCGGTGGTGTTTGCCATCCTGGATGCCGTCAGCCCGAGCGTGGGTGTCTCGACCCGTCAAGGTGCAGGGCTCGGACTTGGCTTCAAATTGGTCGGATTCCCGATGTAATCCAACGGTTTGACCTTTACCCATCCTTCGGTATTTTTCATAACATCACATCCTTTTGGAAGACTTCCATTACGATGCGATGCCCCCGATGAAGCCATTCTGCCTAAATTGCTCTCTCGGTACACACACAATATGTCGACCGCCGTGCTCATTGAACCTCGATGTCATCCTGCACTTGGATTTGTACTTCGTAATCTACACGAGAATATACCAGTACACTGGAAGATTCTTGTATTTCATGGAATGAATAATCGTGAAAGAGTGCATTCCCTTTTGAACACATTGCCCACCGAACGATGGATGCCACCCATTGAACTGGAGATAGACAATCTGACTCGTGAAATGTACAATGGATTGCTCATGAGCCCTGATTTTTATGATGCCATTCCAACGGAGCACCATTTGATTGTTCAAACCGACGCCATTCTATTTGCAGAACATCGCCATTTTTTACCCCTCTTTTTGTCCTATGATTATGTGGGTGCACCATGGAAAAATGGATGGGTAGGAAATGGAGGATTGTCCTTACGACGCACTCGTCAAATGAAAGCCATCTGCGAGCAGGTGACTCCTGCCGATGCCGTCACGGACATCTTTCAACTGGTTTCAGAACAACATGCCCCCTCCCCGATGCTAGAAGGAATCTCTTGGGCAGAATGGGTCGAACAATGCAAACAAAATTTATCGTTTGCCTCGGAAATCAATGAAGACCTGTATTTTTCGTATCAACAACGCATTCGATTGCATAAACCACCTGCCTCACTGGCTCGTTATTTTGCCGTGGAATCGGTATTCTGTGATACCACATGGGGAACCCATGCACCCTGGAAAAATCTTTCTCCCTCGGAGCTGCATGCCTTGCGAACTCGCTATCCGGAATTGAATGAGTACATGCGACAATTTATCGACGAATCGACTTCAGAAAGGCCTGAGAACACAAGGTAACATCCGACAAATCACCACGTTGTACCATGGAGTGTAACTCGGAATGAAGTCGACAGTGTGTCGTTCGGACCAAGGTACATGTTAAGTGCCGGCGGCCGACCAACAAGGGCGTCCCCAAAAAGGTGGCAAGATGTCCATAATGAATGCGACGACGCGGGCCATAGTATTTGACTTGAACGATGTGTCGAAAGGTTTCATCAATCAAATCCACCCCTTTGTCTGTGATGGGAAATCCTGCCTCTTGTTTATGGCTGGGTGGAAGGTCGGGATAGGCATAAAACCGAACACCATGATGACGTGTCAGATGAAGAGCCGCATAATATTCAAATAAGGTGGGAACATGACGAATCGAGGACATTTGATGCTTCAGATACTCCAGATGAGAGAGGAGTGTCATCTTCTGGCAAGACCCATTATAATTTTTCGAACATCGAAAACATCTTCAGTCCTTCATGAAATAATTTCACATCGCCTAATATTTTTTGGGCCAGTCCTTTTGTATTTTTGTTTCGATACGAGGAAAATACCCAAATGGCAGAATTATACTGCTTCCAATTCTGGTATTGCCGATAATCGCTGCCAATGGTGACGTAAATGTTATACAATTCTTTTTTATATGCCTTTTGTGTTTCATTGTCCGAATCACCACATTCAAAAATCAAACTCATCCATTTGAGCATCCGATCCATTTGCAATCGGTCCAGTTCACGCTCCTCATCCAGGTCGCTTCGAATCAACGTAGGGGTCGGAGTGGCTCGCTCGGAGAAGTAGGACGTATACAGGCCCATCGCACTGGAAGCAAGCAAGGGGGCAATATTGTTCACCACCAGATGATACATAAATTCCGAACCGATACTCGCCATCTTTGTCGAGTAGATAGATTTTTACATGATACTCAGCCGATGGTTCGAATGAATCCCCAACGCATCTCCTGACATATTTTTTCCCAGGTTTTGTCTTGTAAATACAGTTTATCTCGATTTTTAAGAAGTGGAAAACAAGCGAGATACTCATCCATTTCGAGCAATTCACAGAACTTATACAAGACATATCCATAGGACAAAAAGTTTCGCCGTCCTTTCGGACAATGCTTCTTAAAAGAGGGCTGAATTTCACGAAACATGTGCCGCAGCTTCTCTTCATCTTCCCGCGACATGAACGGTGCATTTTGACCATTCAGGCGATTGATGATATGAGGGATGTGCTCATAATATTTGGAACATTTCATCTTTCGAAGAATTTCACGCATCTTCGTGGGTTTTAAGGAGCTCATGTTCGTGATTCGTTCCTTTTTCAATTGAACTAAGATTTCATCGTACACCTCCGCAGGAATTTCCGTACTTTCCTTGGCTTGAAACTGTGCCAGCCATTCATTAAAATGATTAATCTTCTTATAGGCATAATAACATACTTCACGAGGAGGGTCCTTATAAGAGGGTTTGTCACTGTCAACCAAGATAAATTCTTGATGACCACATTGAGAACATGTTAGGTTAGCTTCATTCAAACACATGGTCATTTCTTTGCCACATTCTTCACAGTGTGTCCATGGGTCATCGTATTCTTCTATCGCATTTCGACCCATGGCAGGGTCTTCAATTTGCAAATAATCATTTAATAATTGATTTCGTTGAAATGTTTTCTTTTCCGGGTCTTTGGTCTCCTGCGTGCCACTGGAAGACAACGAGAATTCTCGATTGGCCTCTGTGGGCTGCTCTGCCACCTCCTCTAAAATCGCCAAAATCGAACCTGGTTTTGCTTTGTTGGATGCAAAGGAGGCGGTTCCCTGTTGAATTTGCTCCTGAATGTCATAATAATGATACAGAATGTCCCCTGTTCGTAAATAATAATCCATCATTTCGGAACCATCCTCTAATGCCTTGATTTTCTTATCCAGCGAGGCAATGTCCCGTTCCAGTCGCCAGAGCTCCATGTCGGTTGTGGTATCCTCTAATCGTTTTTGAAGCGCTTCGCGTTCTTCTTTATATTTGCCTACCTGTTTTTGCTCTTCCAACATCGTCTGGATTTTTTGATTATGGATGGCATCGAGGGTCGTGCGTGCTTCGGGATTGCTCCGTTTCGTACTCTTCACTTTAAAAAAGGCACTCTCACTCATTCGGGTAGTTAGGTGGTATGAGGAGGATGGGTTTAAATGGTTCTTTTTGATAGGATTGGATAAAAAAACGCAGAATCCACCCTTATGTAGTATAAAAGAGATATTCCACGGTGAGGGGCTGGGTGGGCTCCGAACGATGAGCGTGAATTCGTACGATTAATTCCTTCATTCGACGCTCAAATTCTGCCTTATCGATGCGAACCGCACCACCTTGGGTATATCCAAAGGGAGAAGGATACTTTGTTTTTCCATCCTGGTATCCATCCGGATTAAATCGGAGAAACACCAGCATACGACATCCTACATCTTCATACAATTGATGCATTCGTTTCTGTTCACACTCATAATTTCGATGCTGATTCTCATCAATTTCAATCATCAGACAATGTGAACCAAAATCAATTGCGACATCGGGTCGTTTGTTCGAACATCCCCCTTCCACGATTTTATCAAATCGCATCGTGATGCTTTCCTCAAATTCCTCTTTTAATCGGTCGCGCACCAGATGCTCTTTCAATTTGAACATCTTAGGAATGATGGCATCGGGATGGAGTACACAGTAACAACGAAAACAGTAAGGTTTCCAACGAGAATGAAGGATGGATACGGTTTTACAATGTTGGCATGCCGTGGAGGGAGTACAGGTGGTGCAGGTTGCTTTTCTTACACCATGCGCACACACCCGTCGCCCTTTACATTGAGTGCATTGATACTGAAGTCGTTTGTGCTCGCATACGTGTTTATTGTCACATTCCACACAATTGTATTTATTATTACCGTGAATGCATACCTCTGTTCCGCCGCACTCCGCGCAACGACTTTTACGAAGATGATGAGGGCAAATCTGATGTCCCTCGCATTCCATACATAATTCTTTGCGTATGCGATGAATACACAGCTCGCTCCCATTACATTCCACACAGCGGCTCTTTAGTTTTTTATGAACGCAGATGGAGCCTCCCATGCATACTATGCAACGGCTTCGACGTTTGTTGTGTTCGCAGATGCCACTACCGTGACAGATGGTGCAATTATGTTTAATTCGTTGATGGATGCATATATTGGTTCCGCCACAGGACTTGCATATATTTTTCCTTTTTCCATGAGGACATATTGATGCACCCTTACAGTCCTTACATTGAAAGAAATATCTGCCGTGTTCACACTTCTTGCGAACGTATTTTGGTTTTTCTTCGGTCATGGTGATTCTGTCTGTGTCGTGCGGAAGCATGTCAAATTTTAAATATTTGTAGAGTGTCGCGAAACAACATAAAGAGTCTTGGATGTCATTTGTATGATTTTAAAAAAGATACTACGGCATGAACCTCTCCGACATCGATTTTCAAAAAAATGGTGTTTTCCCAAAATTTTTTTGTATACACTAAGTATAAAAGAATAAATGACCGGGGGAGGCCTTATGCAGTTAGTCGCCTATGGCGCACAAGATGTTTATTTGACTGGCAATCCGCAGATCACCTTTTTTAAGGTTGTCTATCGTCGCCACACCAACTTTGCCATGGAGTCCATCGAGAACCCGTTCAACGGTGCCCCGAACTTCGGCAAGAAGGTGACCTGCACCATTCAACGCAATGGTGACTTGATTCACCGCATGTACTTGCAGGCCACCTTGCCGCAGGTCGCATTGCAGTCATCGGACGGCTCGGGCGCGCAGTTCCGTTGGCTCAACTGGATTGGCCACAACCTCATCGACTACGTCGAGATTGAGATTGGTGGTCAGCGCATTAACTTCGGTGCAGAAAAGTATCACGTTCCCCCGGTCTGTTGCGCGGCCTAGGGAATCATAAAACGTTTTGTAGGTTGCAACCTCCGGCCAATTGATCCCCGGCCACAAAAGGAGTCTACAGATGCTAGTCATCGATTCACAGACAGTCATCCACTGTTGAATCCGATGGCAACACTTCCAAATTGCGGGAACCCCCCAAAGCTTGTAAAATTTGATGAACGACACATACCTTGCCCAGGTATCACCATGACAACAAAACAATGCATTACGTGCAAGAACAACTATCCAAACGAAGAATACTTCTATAAAAAAGATTCACTGGGCAATTTTGTGAAACACATCAATGGTACCAAGTAAGCGCCGAAAGGTGTTTATGGCAGAGATTAGAACTCTGGTATGGTAATAATCCACAAGATAACGTTGCATACGCTGAGCAACTGAAACGGGCAATCCGCAGCCAAGTTCCTACGTCCGCTATTGATAAGGATATGGAAAAGGTTCAACGACTAAATGCTAGTGGGCTTGAGACAGCTAATCACTGTCCATGATGGCTTAAGATATAGTCTGCTCCTTGGGGAAATCCCAAGGTCGGTATTTGAAAATAAGAGCACGCCACCTTATTTTTAATATCGTGTAAAACACTTTGCGATAAACAATATGGCGATTGGATGCACATCTGGAACGAGCTCACCCAGGAGGCGGGCAAGCAGGCCGGTTATGCCAAGATGGTCGGCAACGTCCCGGAGTTGACCAACCTGTTGTACCAGGGCGGTTCCACCTGCGACAACGACTGCTATGGCGGCGAGCCGCTCACGTCCGAGGTCATCACCTCGTGCGCCCCGATGTACACCTTGTACATCCCGCTGCAGTTCTGGTTCTGCCGCAACCCGGGTCTGGCGTTGCCCTTGATTGCCCTGCAGTACCACGAGGTTCGCATCAACCTCGAGTTCAACTCGTTGAACAACGTCTGCTGGGACTACTCGAACTCCTCGGACCCGCATGCCATTCGCAACCGCGTCGGCCAGTGCGGTCTCGCCGCGGCGTCGTTGTACGTCGACTACATCTACCTGGACACGGACGAGCGCCGCAAGTTCGCCCAGGTCTCGCATGAGTACTTGATTGATGTCTTGCAGTTCACGGGCGGTGAGTCCATCACCTCCTCGGCCAACAAGCTGAAGTTGAACTTCAACCACCCATGCAAGGAGCTCGTCTGGGTCGTCCAGCGCGACTCGTACGTCTCG